ACCGCCGGGTGCGCCACCGGGGGCAGCGCCGCCCATCATCTGGCCCATCGAGGAGCCTAGACCCTGCATGACGGACTGAGCGACAGACTGCTTGGCGTCGTAGTTCTGCTTGAGAGACACGTAACGCTTACGCGCATCCTCACGACGCTTGGCTTCGGCGACCACGAGGTACTGCGGCGCAACGCCGGTATTCATGGCCTGAGAGAGCTGCCCATCGGACAGCTCTTTAAGCATGTTCTGCTGCTCGATCAGGTTCACTTAGCGCCTCCCAGGAGCTTCCAGATACCAGCGCCGGCGGTGCCCGCGCCCACAAGCTGCGACAGGAAGTCAGGCGCTGGCGTAGTGGTCGTCTGCGACACGTTCGGCTGGATCGGGCTACCGTAGAGCAGCGACATGTACTTCGACAACTGGTTGTAAGGCTGATCGCGCTGGTTCTGGAAATCCTGGTAGGCCAGATCAAGACCAGCCTGTGTCCGCTGCTGTTCTTTCGCGCCGACATCCGACAAGGCCCCAGCCTGGTCCATGCGGTACTTCATCAGATTGCTATCAAGATCGGCACCAAACTGAGCGCCGCTAAGATTGATGCCAGCTGCGCCCTGACGCGCCTGCTCGTTTGCCTGCTGCGCCTGAAGCTGCCGCTGGGCATCGGTCGAGTACTGCTGCATGGCACGGTCGTAAGCCGACTGAAGCCCGGTGGCTTCCTGTTCCTGCAACTGCTGGTTCAGATCGCGCTGCGCCAGGCTGTCCTGAACAAAGCGGCGGTTGCCGCCAAATGCCCCGGCCTGCATGGCCTGGGCGTTGCGGTTCTGCTGGTCCTCGGCGTATTTCTGCTGCGACCGCTGCTTCTGCACATCCAACACGTTGTTGATGTACGGGTTCATGTAACCCTGCTGATTGGCCGTGGTCCAATCGCCGGTGCCGATATTGCCCGACTGATACCCCGAAAGACCCTGCGCAGTATTCTGCGCATTCATAATCCCGGTGGGGTCAGCCCCCGCCGCGTTACGGATCATACCAAAGGCGTCCTGCGTGTCCTGCGAGAAATCCGCCAGCCGCTGCCCGCCGTAGGGCTGGTACGGCATCGTCGAAACGGCTTCGGCGCGAGGCAGGAACCGATTGACGTACGGCGAAATATAATCGGGAAGCGAAGCCGTAGAGGTGGTCGTGCTGGTATCTGGGGCCTTAGACATCGGGCCTCTCCTGATCGAAGTTTACTTCACATACCACCATTGAGTGTTTCCATCCATAGGGCTTGAGTGCTTTGACCCATCCCGGACGGCCATAAAGTTCAAGACCGTCGTGCCCAGTGGCCTTGGCAAACGACGTAAGCGTGTCATGGGTATTCTGTACCCACTTCTTCATCTGCCGACCGCCGAGGCTTTCGACAACAAGCATCTTGCTCAAGGGGTATTGTGCGCTGCGAGTGATCATCGCCGCGAGCAATTCATCGCCCTCGGTGATGACCCACAGCAAATGCGTCCCGGCCTCCAGTGACCGGAGGACGGTTTCCATAGACATGCGATTGCCAGACCGCGCAACTGCGGGGTCCAGCAACGGAACAATTGCGGGCCATAGGTCGGCAACTGCTTCGTAGGGAACAATCCCCGTGGTGCATGTCACCGAACCTTCTCCACCTTCAACGTGCCAGTGTCCTTGCGGGGCGCGAACTGGTCGTTCAGACGCATCAAGGCTTCAGCGCCGCGCTGGTAATCGCCATTGCCGAGGCCGCGCACTGCCGCAGCGGTCATAACGAACTCGCCGTTTGACAACCGAGCCTCGTGTACGCCGTCAATCTTGGCCGGGATTTTGTCGGCGGTGGGACCGCCCTCGCCAAGAACGAGACGCGGTTCGCTGACCGATCCACCCTGGGCGTAGCCTTGGGTCTTCAGCCACGACTGCCAGCCCTCAAGCGTCGGTGACGCCTTGCGCCCGAGCGTCTCGCGGTACTGGTGGAACAGGTCGTAGTAGGACGTGTTGTCCTTAGCCATGACCTTCTTGGACGCTTCGCGGCTGTCGCGGTTCTTCATCTCGTTGACGAACTTGCTGTACCAATCCGCCGCGCCTGTGGCGGCTGCCGGCGTCGTGCCTTGGATCATCGGGTTTGAGGCAGGCGTGGTCGCCGGGCCGGAGCCGGGGAAATAGTTGAACTCGCCGCTGACGCCGGGGTTGTACCCGGCTGGCGGCATAACCGCCGGTTTGAAGTACGGCGCGTACATGGCATCGATCTGCGCCTGGGTCGGCGGGTTGTAGGTGCCGATCACGCCATCAATGCCGCCGCTCGACCCGCCCGACGAGGAGGAGCCGCCCTTGTTTTCATCTTTGCTGCTGCGCGATCCAGAGGTGTTACGGCTGGAACTGGAAGGCGAACCGTCCATCATGGGCGTGGACGAGCGCGCCGTGCTGCTACCGGAGCTTGGCGAGGCCAGTTTTGCTGCCAGCTGCCATTCAGTCGCCCGTGTTTGCGTCGGAGCAAACGTATGGGCGGCAGCAAGGCCAAGATTAACACCGGGGACGAAGCTTCCCGCGAGTTCAACCGCTTTGACCTTATTGTAAGCCTCTTTAAGTTTGATCGGGTCGAAGGCTACGCCGCCGCCGGTGACAGAACTTCCTGCCGCGTATTTCTGCACGGGGCCTCCAGTAGCCAACCCACGGATGGCGTTCAATTGAGCTTGAGTGATGGTGCTTCCGGTCGGGGTCGTCGCCGTGGCAACGCGCTTCGGGGTAATCGAAGCGCTGGAATAGACCGGGATCGACACCTTGGTAGCCGATGTCGTCGATGCCTTCGGCGGTGTATAGACCGTCGGCTTGTAGGTCGAGATCGGCGTTGAGCTGCTTGACGAGGTGCTGGGGCGGTTGATCCGGGCAGCCGGGGTCACGGGCGCAACCGACGGATTGGGAACAACCAGCCGCGCCCCGGCCTTAATCTTGGCCGGGTCGGGGATGCTGTTAACCGCCGTCAGATTATCAACGGTGGTTTTGAACTTCTTGGCGATCTTGCCCAAGGTTTCGCCAGTCTTTACGGCGTAGTCACCATCAGGGTTCCCGAGGAAGAAGCCTTTGGAATTAACCGCCGGCGCTACAGTTTGCGTAGCAGGCTTCGGAGCCGCGATAGCCGGGTTAACGAAGGGTGAAGATTGGATCGAGCCCACCGGAGTTTGGCCGAAGCCAACGCCGGTGTTAGGCGGGATCGTGCCACCAGCCGGGGTGACAAGATTTGCCACTTGGCGTGGCGCGGACTGATTACCAGTAGCCCAGGCCAGAAGCGGGTCTTGAGCCGGGGCCGGGCCAACGCTGGCCGGGCGACCCGGAAGCGGTTCAGCGTTGCTTCCGGCCAGGCCCTGAGTACGGATCGGTGCTGGCGCATTGTTGGCGGGCATCCCGTTCATAATGTCAGACAGAGACAGGCGCGGTGATGCCGCCGGTGCTTTCTGCGCCGACATAGCGGCAAGCGCCGCCTGGGGGTTGTACTGGCCCGCGCCAATGTTGCCGGTGAAAAGACCGGCGTTCGGGTCTTTTGCAGCTGCAAGGCGCTTCAGCGCAATATCACTTGCGAACGGGGTGTTCTCCAGCGGAGCGTTGCCAGTTCTGGGGTACTTGGATGCCACGCGCATAGCGGCATCAAGCGCCGCCAGATCGGGGGTACCCATAGCCCGTTGAATTGCTTTGTCTCGTCCCGGCTCGTTCAGATTTGGAAGCGTCTGATACGGAAGTTCGGTCGTGTCATTACGCATCCAATCGCCGACTTCGTTTACCCGCTGCTCACCCTCGGCAATACCGGGGACAAGATAAGGGCTGTACGCGTCTCCGCCAAAAATCTTGCCCTGATAAAGAGGCGAGTTTGCATCAGGAAGGGGCATATTCCTGTTGCTGATCGGCGTCTGGGGCAGCGCCTGTGGGCGCGGCGCGAAGGCCGAAGTATCGGTCGGGGGTGCCGCAGGCGATGCCGACAGGCCACCCGATGCGCCGCCCATATAGGCATCAAGACCCTGAGTGGCCCCAGCGCCAGTGGCGCGATTGATCGCTTCAAGCGCCGCGTCCGGGTTGGCGAGACCGCGAACATACGCAAGTTCGCGAGACATCGTGGCCGGGGTCACGGGGGCCACGACAACAGGTGCTCGGGGAAGAAAAACGTGGTTTCCGATGGCGAGGCGCTGGTCTTCAGGGACGTTCTTGGCCCAGTAGGGATCAGCCCCGTTCTTCATCCCACGCGGTGCCCAGTAGTTTAAGGCCCCACCAGTAATGTCAGGCAGTTCGCCGTTTACCGCCTGTTCGGCGATGATACGGGCGTTCTTAAAGGCGTCTGATTTTTTCGAGTACCGGCTCTGCGGGTCGTTACCGCCCTCTCCGGTGTTCCAAGTGGAGAACTGCTTCGGCTGGAGCACTACCTTGCCGATCCTACTGGGGTACTGCCCGGAGTTGGCGCGATTGACGATGACGTTTGCCACCGCCTGCATACCCTTACTGCCCTCGCCGGCGGCCTCACCGAGAAGCGTCCAAGCCATAAGGTCCAGGTCTTTTTCAGTGACCGCCATATCAAATCTCCTAGACCGTGACGGTCAGCGTCCCGACCGAACCCGTAGCCGACAAACCGGTCGGGAAAACCTTGCCGTAATACACGTCAAGCGTACCAAGTGCCCCCGTGGCCTCGACGCCGCCGATGTACCCATTACCTTCGAGTACGATACGCAGCAGATCGCCGTCGCGGTAAACTTCGCCCACAATAAGCCCATAGCCGCTGCTCGGCAAGCTCGGCAGATAAAGCCGACCGCCGCGCAACACCGCCGGGAAGTTGGCGAGGCGCGTGTAGTTAATCAGCCAGCGGTTGATCTGGTTGGCCCAATCCTGCGTGTACTGGTTCGGCGCACGCGGCGGGGCTGGCGAGATCGTCGCAACTGATTTGGTCGGATCAATCCTTGTCATCGCTGACCATCCGGGCTGGCGTAGAGACGCGGCACACCGAGCTGCCAGGATGTGCCAGGCACCGTCGTGTCGGTCGAGATCGTCATGTCGATAGATCGGGCGCGGAAGCGCCGATCCAACTTAGCCGTATAGGTCTCAACCGGCATCAGGATCGTGCCGCTTGAAGTTCGTGTGACCGACGGATCGGGGCCAGTGACAAAGCCAGAGCCGGGGTAATCGCGCTTGTTGAACTCGAAGTTCAGCTTCGGGTTTGTGACCGTCGAGCCGTAGAAGTTCACATCGGGGATGATCCGGCTGACCAGCATGAAGTCCATGCCGTTGCCGATTTCGAATACCGACGAAGTTAAATACGCGCTGATGGCCGAGTTGTCGGTTCCGTCCAGCGCACCAAAATCATGGCGATAGATGAACCCATCCGGCGCAGCGGCGAGCGGATAATCTTCGTACCACGCATCGAGCCACGTCGTGCGGCCAACGTCATTGTAGCTGCCGTAGTACCAGATCAGATTATTGGGGTCTTCATAGTTGCAGATCGCGTAGAAATTGCACTCATCGGAACCGTTCACCGGCATGTGCCAGATGACTTCTTTGTACTGCCGGTCGATGCCCGCATAAATCTTCTGCACCTGCGCCGTGTTCAGGATCGAGAAAATGTACTGACGAATGCCGGAAGGCATATCGCGGATCGTGCCGTCGTACATCTGGAACACGCCGTTCGCCATCCAGAAGGTAACGGAGCCGGTGCTCGCCACGGCGTTGGGGCCGATCAGATGGATATTCGAGCCGATACGCGTCTCGCCGAAGGTGTAGGGCGGACCGACGTACTTGAAGCTGTGCAGGCTCACGTCGGTGAAGACCAGCGTTTCGGTCGTGGTCTCAACGGCCCGCAGGATGTTGGAGCCGACGCCGATGCGCAGTTCGCCCGCGCTGTTGGTGGTGTCGGGGAACCAGACGGTCTTGTCTTCGCTGGTAGACCAGCGGATCAACATCGGGTCTTGCACATCGCTGTCGAGCGGGTTGCAGCCAAAGGCTACAACATGGCGGCTGTTGTCGCTGACCAGAACCTGAGACGCGATAACCGGCACGTAGGATTGAATGCCCGCGTCAGCAGTCGAGCGCAGCGTCACAGCCCGACCACTGACCGAAGCCGTGGTCTTGTAGTAGACGCCGCCGTTGTAGACGTTGAAGATGATGTCTTCGCCGTAGCTGTCTTCAAACCAGAGGCGGATGCCTTCGGTGGTGACGGGATCGCCGGTGCCGAGGCCCCAACCAAAATCGCCGCTCCACACGCCGGTGCCCCACCCGTCGCCGTTTTGGGCGGTGTTGTAGCCGACGTTGATCTGATACGCAGCGGTAACCGTGCCGCCGCCTGTGGCTGTGCTGGTGGCAACCGCCACAGACGAGGGCAGTTCAAATTTATAGCTGCCCGCGCTGACGATTTCGGTAACCTGAAACTCGCTCTCGAACGCGGTAAGAGCGATGCCGCCCAACGTACCGACCGTTGAGGCCAGATCGAAGGTGACGAAGTCGCCGACACGGCAACCGTTGGCCGCGTCCGTTACCGTAATCGTGCGGGTGCCGACAGCCGTGGTGAAGGGATTGGTCAGGTTGGCCGTCTCGCGGATCGGCGTGATGTCTACAAGCTGGCTGCCCTGAACGATGTAGTATTTCAGGTTCGTACCGCCGCTGTAGAGCGTATTGCCCGCCAAGGTGGTGAACGGGAACAGGCTGCGCCATGTGCCCTGCGCCGCCGTGGATGTGAACCGCTGCCAACCGCTCATGCTCTCGGGCGTACCCGAGCGCCAGCGCACGAGATTGCAGTCGTACCAACCGCCGGTGTTGCCGTAGTTGGTCGTCTCCCGGTTGATGCCGGGCCGGAAGTTAATCTTGATCGGGTCCGGGGCAGGGTGACCGTCGGCCATGTTCTAAAATCCTTACCAGACGGTGATGATGACGCGACCAGCGCCGCCAGCCCCCGAGTTACCAGCTTCAGAACCGCCGCCACCACCGCCGGGCACCGAACCCGCAGTTGCTGCGGTGCTTCCTGTAGCCCCCGCGCCGCCTGCGCCGCCGAACACGCTCGTCCCGCCCGCGCCGCCAGCACTGCTTTCGCCGCCGCCGCCGCCTCCGCCGCCGCCCCAATAGGCTGCGCCGCCTGCACCGCCTGCGCCACCTTGAGCCGGTCCACCGCCGCCAGCACCGCCAAACGGCACAGTCGGGACGCCGCCCGTAAGGGCTGTGACACCACTAGCGCTACCCACGCCCGTGCCACCCCCGAGCGTACCAGCGGCACCGACAGCGCTGCTCGTGCCGATACCGCCCGCGCCAAGCATACCACCGCCGCCGCCGCCGCCGCCAACGTCAGTATCGGTGTTTACGTAGTACCCGCCGCCGCCGCCAAACGCTGTATAGGTAGTCGAGCCGTGGAGAAAAGTTGTGTTGCCGCCGGTCGCGCCGCTGGTGTCGGCGGTTGTGCGAGACGCGCCCCCCGCCCCGATAGTGATGGTAGCCGTTGAACCGATGTCTGAAAGCGAGAACACCTGATCAAAATAACCGCCACCGCCGCCGCCGCCGCCAGCATTATTGGTGCTAGACCGACCACCGGAACCGCCCGCGCCCCACATTTGGATACGAACGAAGTTTCCCGTAGACGGCTTAGTCCACGCCACCGGGCTGTCTGCCAGATTATACGTGGTCGCGGTCGCGGTTCCGATAGCCGTGCCGTTGATGTAGAGCGCCGTGGCATTGACCGTGCCAGCGCCCTTCGATCCACCCGTTGCCGCGCCGACGACAACACCGCCGTCGCTGAAAGTGTAGCCGCTGGACGCGCCAGCGAAGGTCAGCGTGTTGGTACCTTCGGTGATGGTCACATCGCCGCTGTCCCAGTTGATGACGCCGCCAGCGGCGAGGAACAGATCAGAGAATGCAGTGCCCGCCACGCCAAGCGCCGCGCCATCGTTGGCCGACGGCTTGACCACGGCGTCGAAGGTGTAGCCGTTAGACGCATTGGCAAACGCGAGAGCATTAGCCGAGTGCGTGATGGTGACATCGCCAGCATCGAAATTGATGATGCCGCCCAGAGCGAGGAACAGATCGGAGAACGCCGTGCCGCTTACGCCGAGCGCAGCGCCGTCGTTGGCCGACGGCTTGACCGCAGCGCTGAACGAATAGCCGTTCGTCGCGCCTGCAAAAGCAAGGGCGTCAGCCGAATGCGTGATGGTTACGTCGCCGCTGTCCCAATTGATGACGCCGCCCGATGCAAGAAAGAGGTCGGCCCATTTCAGCGACGTGGTGCCAAGGGCCTGACCGTTGTCGGTAGCGGGCGAGAAAGCCGTGCTGGACGACGTGAAATAATACGAGAGAACATCGCGTACATCGGTGCCGTCGCAGAACAGCCAAGCCGACGCGCCGACGGGGACGACAACAGTTGCGCCCGTCGCGCCCTTGACGGTCATCGCGCCGTTCGATGAGTTCTTAAAAACCCACAGCTTTTCAGCCAGCGGAACGATAACATTGAACGCCCCGCCGGGGGTGCCGGTGATTTCGATGATGGCGTTGCGGTTCTGGTTCGCAATGTAGTCGGTATTGCTCAGCGTCAGATCGCCCGTTCCGACCTTGGCGATAGCCTCATAGCCAGTGATGGCCTGCTCAAGCAGAGTGCCGAGGTTGGTGTTAGTCGTGTCACCCCATGTGCCCGACTGATCGCCAGTGCCCATCAACTCAAGTTTAAGGGACGGTGAAGCTGTGCTCGACATTCTGTTTCCTTACGTCACAACCTGCGTCCAGCCTGCGCTTGGACCTGCCGGAACCTGAGACCAACCACCCGACGGACCCGCAGGGACAAGGGTCCAATTTGCGTCTGGGCCGGGCGGCACGAGGCCCCAGACAAGGATATTACCCGTAAGCCCGGTCGCGTACAAGCCAGAGAGGTAGACGTTTGCTGTGATGGGGACAGACAGATTGCCGACAGCAGACGAGGCGCTGACCCCCGTCGGATAAACATACTGTATTAGATATACTGTGAGGCTGTTTACGCTACCGATAGCCTCAACGCCGGTCAGGGAAATATTGGCGGTGATAGAGATCGCAAACGACCCCACCTCGCCCGTTGCGCTAACACCAGTAGGATAGATATTGGCGGCAGCGGCCAACACAAGCGAACTGATTGCGCCGGTCGCCGTTACCCCTGTCAGGGTGATGTTGGCGGTCTGCGCAAGGTTTTGGTAGTTGGCCGTGATCGGGAGATTAAGCGGCCCGAGCGCAAACATTCCTATCTCCCGAAAAAGTTACCCGGCCATGATACCATAACCTACGCCGCCAATGACAGCGCCAGGGTCGTTCTCATATTCGATGATCCAAATCTCGCCACGGGCACCAGCGCCGCCGTTACCCCCGTCAGTAACGGAGTTTAGCCCCGCGCCGCCGCCGCCGCCAGCGCCGCCCGGAGTTCCGCCAGCGCCGCCATTACCGGCTTTTGCTACAGTACCGTTTGCAGCACCACCACCACCGCCAGAACCCGGAGCAGCACAACCGCTGTCAGTTCCAGCCGTGCCAGCAGTAGTTCCACCAGCTACCCCAGCCGCGCCGCCGTTGACGTCACGAGATGCGCCGCCCGCTCCGCCGCTGCGGTATGTCGGTGTAGCATCTTTACCGCCACCGCCACCGCCGCCAGCGGACCCGAAAGGTGAAGACCCACCAGCGCCCCCGGCACTAGCCGTCAAACCTTGTCCGCCGGAGCCGCCGCCGCCTTGAATTGACGTACTTGTGATGCCATTACCAGATGTGCCGTTGTTGGCCCCCGCCGTGCCGGAGGTAATACCGGAGCCTGTACCCCCGGCCCCGGATAGACCCGCGCCACCGCCCGATCCAGAAATAGTATTGGCACCACTGTTTGCGCCGCCCCCGCCACCGTAGGCAATTAAGGTGGTGCCCCCGCTTCCGATAGTGAAAGTGGTAGAATTTCCAACTGTGCCGGTGCCTCCGGCTGAAGGACTGGCTGTTGCGCCCGCTCCGCCAGAAACAGAAGCAGCGACGGAATAATTTTCAGAATTTCCAAGCTGAGACGCGGCCAAAGTTATATCAAGAACCCCCGCGCCGCCCCCACCAGCGCCACCAGACCCTGCCGTTGTGGATGCTGTCTTTGCCCCACCGGCACCGCTGCCCCCTCCACCGATCAAAACAAGGCGCACCCATTGCGTCCAAGACTGCTTGGCAAACGTGGATGATCCAGAAGTCAGAACCGTAACTTTAACCTGAGAAGAAAGAGCCATTACTGAGAAATCACGATGACTACGCCACCGCCCCCTGTTCCACCGGCCCCGGATGTTCCGGTGTTAAGAGCGGCACCACCGCCACCAGCGCCGCCACCGGGGAAACCTCCATTACCACCTGTTCCTGCCGTGGTCGCATTAGCACCGCCGCCGCCGCCGCCTGATCCTGCAAATCCTAGCATTGCAGTTCCACCGGCATAGCCATTTACAACGTTAGAAGTTGCACCACCAGCAGCGGCATCAAGCATGTCAGCGCGAGACTGCCCACCCGCAGCGCCAGAGCTATAGGCAGGGACGGTACTCTTTCCTCCCCCGCCAGCACCACCACTAGCTCCCAATATAGAGGCACCACCAGCACCGCCGCCGCCGCCGGTTGAAGCATTGCCAGCCCCAGCGCCACCACCCAAATTTGTTTGGGCAACACCAGTAGACCCGCCAGATGACCCGACAATGCCGCCATTTGCACCCGCCGTGCCAGCGGTGGCACCAGAAGCACTGCCCCCTACACCTGATATACCGGCTCCACCGCCACCAGCGGAGGCTGTTGATGCAGCGCCGCCCGAACCGCCGCCGCCGCCATAGCCCGTTTGGATGTTACTGCCTGACCGAAACGTGCTATTTCCGCCTTGGCCACCATTTCCGCCGCCGCTGCCGGTGCCAGCGGTGCCGTTCGTACCAGCCGATCCAACAGAGTAGGCTTCTGTGCCGCTTAGGTCAGAAGCACGATAAACTCGATATGAACGCGAAGCTCCTCCACCAGCGCCACCGCCAGATACAGCAGTTGCAGACGCGGCAGTATCACCACCACCGCCGCCGCCTCCGGCACCAATGCAGATGACTTCAACAACAGATGCCCAATCTGGTTTGGTCCAGTTACCCGATCCAGAAGTGTAAATTTTAACATCTGTCGGCATTAGGCAACCCACCCCGTAGCTCTGTTTGGCATGGCTTGGAAGGAGATCACCCAGATTTCACCGCTAGCGCCGCCCCCGCCAGCGCCAAGTGTTCCCGTGTTCAACACAGCACCGCCGCCACCGCCGCCACCGCCCGGTGTTCCACCGTTTCCGCCCTTACCCGATGCCGTGGCAGAGCTTGCACCACCCCCACCACCAGAACCGGGGCCAGCGCAATTGCTGTTCTGTCCGTTTCCGCCTGCTACCGTCCCGCTGCCGATACCAGCCGTGCCGCCCGGAATGTAACGAGATGCTCCACCTAAAGAGCCATCTGTGGCCGCTTTGGTGCTGTCATAACCTGCTCCGCCGCCGCCGCCGCCCGCGCCAAAAGGTGACGAACCTGCATCACGACTAGCAAAGCCGTAAACGCTTCCGCCGCCACCGGCACCTCCGCCTTGAATGGATGTGCTATTTACTGCCGCTGACGTTGTACCGCCAGCAGACCCGTTATTCGCCCCTCCAGCCCCGGCAGCGGAACTGGTTCCATTACTTCCAGAACCAGATAGACCCGCGCCGCCTCCGCCGCCAGCATTGCTTCCTGCTCCGCCGCCTCCACCGCCCCCGCCATAGGCTGATAGGGTTGTACCACCAGAACCAATTGTGAAAGTGGTTGTGTTACCTTGAGAACCGCCCGTGCTCGCTGCAGTCGGACCGGATACGCTGGCAGCAACCGAATAGCTTTCAGACGAACCAAACTGAGATGCCGCGAGCGTGATGTCCAGAACCCCGCCGCCACCGCCACCAGCCCCGCCAGAACCCAATGTAGTGGTAAGACGGCCAGTCCCCCCCGATCCACCACCACCGATCAGCACAAGGCGGATGTATTGCGCCCACGGCTCTTTGGTCCAAGTGCCCGATCCAGAGGTGAACTTCTCAACTTTAACCTGAGAGCTAGAAGGCATGTCAGTAGCTCCACACGATTACGATACCAGCGCCGCCAGCGCCGCCAGCGCCAGCGGTTCCAGCAGTAATAGAAGCGCCGCCACCACCGCCACCACCACCGGGAAAGCCCCCAGTTCCACCAGTTCCTGCGGTGGTTGCAAGTGAAGAACCACTGCCCCCGCCAGAACCAGCAAAGCCCAACGGGGCCGTTCCACCGGAGTAACCGTTAACTACGCCTGAAGTTAGACCTCCCCCGGCGGCATCCAAAATAGATGTTCTGTTCTGACCGCCCGGAACACCGGCAGTATAAGCCGGTGCGGTAGTTTTGCCAGAGCCGGAGGCCCCGCCTCCTCCTCCTAAAATAGATGCCCCGCCAGCCGCCCCTTGAGTTCCAGCGGGTGGACATGCGCTACCACCGCCGCCCCCGAGATTTGCCTGTGCTGTCGCTGCGCCGGGTGTACCGCCAGCAATCCCGCCGTTTGCACCGGCTGTTCCAGCAGTTGCGCCAGAAGCATTACCACCAACACCAGACATGCCAGCGCCGCCGCCGCCAGCAGCAGCAACACCCGCACTCCCACCAGCACCGCCGCCGCCGCCATATCCAGTAACAAGCGTATTGCTGCTGCCAAAGGTGGAATTGCCACCCTGACCGCCGTTGCCGCCGCCTGAGCCCGTACCGGCAGAACCAGCCGTCCCCGCAGATGCTACAGAATACGGCTCAGTTCCGCCAAGATCGGAAGCTTGAAACCATGCCTCAGCGCGAGAAGCACCTCCTCCTCCGCCGCCCCCCGTTACGGCAGTAGCCGAAGCCGCTTTATCCCCGCCGCCAGCGCCGCCGCCGCCGCCAATGCAAACAACCCTCACGAGCTTTGCCCATGAGGGTTTTGTCCAGCTACCCGATCCAGAGGTGAAAATCTGGACGTTCTGGCTCATTCGGTAGGCTCAGGCTGGGGAGCAGGCGCAGGAGTTACGACACCGGTCGCAATGTCCAGGCTGTCGCCGATGCTCATGGGCGCGTCGGGGCGCACATTAAGGTACGTAAATTCGTTTGGAGGCTGACGAATAACCTGATCTGACGGGGGCGTGGGCGCGGGTTCGCCAAACTCGCAGGTGATGTACCGGCCATAGCCGGGCCAATAATCCTGCGGGTATGGGTCATTAACAAGGATGCCATTAACCTTGACGCCAGTTGCGTCAAGGACAGCGTAGCGAAGCGCGTCTGTCATGTCCGTGAAGCCTTAAGGGTGAGAGTGACGTTTGTGATGGTCGAACAGCTATCGACGTTGAAATAGAGAATATCCCCCGCCGTAATTGTCTTGGTCCAACCCGTCAGCGTCACATCTTCAGACTTATTCGACGCCGAGATAGTTGGCTTGGCCGACGCACAAATGCTATCGGCCACTGTAGGTGGAAAGTTAGCGTAGGTGTCTTTCCAAATATCAATCACGATAGAGCCGCTGACATTGGACTGCAAAGTGGCCGACTGGATTATACAGTCAAAGGGAACCCGCACACCTGATCCCTGTACCCCCGTGGTAATAGGCACACCGCCGCCGTCAATGCCATAGCCCACGACGCGGGTGTTATCGAGGTCAACGGCGAGAATGGTGATTGATACGGCTGGAGCGCCCGTAAAATTAACCGCGCTACCACCGCTTGAACTGGCTACGATACTGCTTCTGGTCAGCGTCGTGGTGCTTGCCGTGTAGGTTCCGGTGCCGATCTCCCATTGGGTCCAATCGGCGGAGTAGGCGCGATAACGGTATTGCGCACCATCTACGGCCCCGGCACTGGCGGGTGTCTGCCACCCCGTTATAGCCGAGGAAACGACAAACGAACCTGTGCCCCCGGATGCCGCCAGAAAAACTGACCCGTTAAGGAACTGCGGCATGGGTTGCCTCTTTAATTAGGACAGACGGATGACCGCGTTCGATGCGTCAGCCGTCGGGAAGATGATGGTCAGGTCGCCAGCCGTGGCCGTCTTGTCGCCACCGAAGCTGAACACCGCCACAGACTTGTTCGACGCCGACGAATTGTAGATCAGGCAACCAGAGGTCGTGACCGTCACGTTCGTGAACGTCAGGTCAGCAAAATCAGTAAGAGCCGTAGTGCCCGACGAAGTTGGCGTGACGTTGGTCAGCGTGTTGCCGCCAGCCGTGTAATTGGTGCCGCTGGCCTGATCCGCGCCCATGTCCGAATAGTTCGTGGTGGCAGCACCGAAGGTGCCCGAGATCGAAGCGGTGGCGCGAAACAGCGCCAGCTTGAACGCGTTGCCGGTCGAGGTTGTGAAGTTGTGGGTCGCCGTCATCAGCTCCACTTTGAAGCTGGTGCACATGGCCTGAGAGATTGCCATCAGATTTTCCTCAAGAGTTCTGCGGCGTCGTGCTGACCCGCCTGTTCCAACACGTTGATCATAGTCGTGCGCTCAGATCGCTGGGCCTGCTCGACATAGTACCTGACTACCACACGCATTCGGTCTTTGAAAGCGATGGCCTGCTCACGGATGGCGGGAGGGGTGCTATCTGCGATATGCAGCAGCTTATCAACCGTCAGGTCAGTGATTTCGGCGGGGTTCATGCCGCGCCCAGAGGTGGCGACAACGCCGATGCTGCCTGTGGTTACGCTGCCTTCAAGAGAAAACATTTATTGCTCCGCTGTCCGTTTTTCGCCGCCTCGATACACGTCCTTACGGTCGCGGGCTTCGCCCAGGTTCTTAAGCCCCTGGAGCCCAATAAGGAAACGCTGACCGTAGGTATCAGCCATGCCGTCGATACCCGACGTGCGCTTCATCCAGTTGGCCGCTTCTTCAAGAGTGCCGTAGAGCAGTGTGTCGTAGGCATTCTCGCTCAACCAGGTCGTGCCACTAGCGCCTTGGGAGGTCAAAGACGCCGGCTTGTAGAAGTAGTGCAGCTCGGCGTTGTATGAGACTGCCGGCGTCGGGGCCACGATGATCGTCGTGTTGTCGGCGTCGGCGCTGAACAGCGCGTAGCAAATCGGGACACCCGTCGTGGACGGGTTCGGGTAGATTTCGCGGATGTAGTTCACATCCTTGTTCAGCAGATAACTGTACTCGCCCGTGGTGGGCGAGATCGTCGCCAGGCTGGCCGGAGCCAGAAAATCATCAGGCAATTGCAGGTACTTGTTACCGGCGCTAAACGCGCCGGTGACGTTTTTGCGGAAGAACGGAAGCTGGACGAAATACCAAATCCGCTCTTCAGCCTGCTGGATGAAGGTCGGGATCATGGCAA